GTGTCGGAATCGTGGAGAATCCGCTATATGCCATTGTAAACGAACCTAACTCAACTCTACAAAGGTTGATTAGAAAACTAAATATTTTAGATGCTATTGATGAACAAAGTGGTTCTGGAAAATTAGATTTAATTATTCAATTACCTTATTCTGTTAAGTCAGAGCTTAGAAAGAATCAAGCTGAAGAACGACGTAAGGATGTTCAACATCAGTTAGAAGATTCTAGGTTCGGTATTGCATACATTGATGCAACAGAAAAAGTAACTCAGTTGAATCGTTCAGTAGACAATAATCTAATGAAACAGATTGAATACCTAACTACTATGCTATATAGCCAATTAGGTATTACTCAAGCCGTATTAGATGGAACTGCTGATGAGAAGACAATGTTGAATTATAACAATCGAACTGTAGAACCAATTGTTTATGCAATAGTAGATGAAATTAAGAGAAAATTTTTAACCCCGACTGCCAGAACACAAAGGCAGTCTATTTTAGCATTCAAAGATCCATTTAAGTTGGTTCCTGTAAATGATATTGCCGAAATTGCTGATAAGTTTACACGTAACGAAATCATGTCTTCTAATGAAATTAGACAGGTTATCGGTATGAAACCATCTACAGACCCTAAAGCAGACATGCTTGTTAACAGTAACTTAAATCAATCTGGTGCTATTGAGTCTCAATACGTCAATCAAGACGGAGGAGACTATTCTGAACAGGAAGGAGAGTAAAAGGTCAAAATGGATGAAACATATGACTTTGGTGGGTATGCCACTAGAAACGATGTCAAATGTGAAGACGGAAGAACCATTAAAAAAAATGCATTTAAAGACTGTGACGGCACTATTGTTCCATTAGTTTGGAACCATGGTCATGATTCGGCAGCTAATGTATTAGGTCATGCTTTATTAAAAAATAAAGAAGATGGAGTATACGCTTATTGCTACTTTAATGATACTGAAAATGGTCAAACTGCAAAACAAATCGTTAAACATGGTGATGTCAAATCTTTATCGATCTATGCTAACAAACTAAAACAAAACAATAAGGATGTTGTGCATGGAAAGATTAGAGAAGTAAGTTTGGTTCTAGCTGGAGCAAACCCCAAAGCTGTTATTGATGATGTAATGATGCATAGTGCTGATGGTGAAGAAGCAGCTTTTATTACAATGGGTAGTGAAGCTGATATTGCTTTATCATCTGATAGTACTTTAAGTCATTCTGACAGAGATGATGGTGTAGATGAAAATGGCGAAGGAGCAGACAACATAGAAGACAAAGAAGACCAAACAGAAGAAAAAACTATAGCCGAAATTTATGAATCAATGAGTGACGAACAAAAAGAATGTGTTGCAGCATTGGTTGGTATGGCTTTAGAGGATGAAGGTGAAGAACCTGAAGAAGATGAAGAAGATGATGAAGACAGTGAAGGAGAAGACAACATGAAACACAATGTATTTGACAAGGATGAAGAATACGATGATGTATTAAGTCATTCTGTTCAAGGAGAAATCCTAACAATGGCTAAAAACCGAACTGGTTCTTTAAGAGCAGCTATGAACGCATTTGAAGAAAGTGGAGAATTAAGACATGATGCAATTAGTAGTGGGTTCGTAGAATCTGGAAATGGTAACATCTATAACTTATTCCCAGAATACCAAGAAGTAAGACCTGGGGCACCAGAATTAATTACTTATGAAAGAGGTTGGGTTGATACAGTATTAGCAAAAGTACATAAATCACCAATTTCAAGAGTAAGAACTAGCCAAGTTGATATTAGAGATATTGATGCATTAAGAGCTAGAGGGTATAAGAAAGGTAAACAAAAACAATTAACTGGAAATTTTGCATTAATTAGAAGAACTACAGACCCACAAACTGTTTATGTAAGAAGTTCATTACATCGTGATGACATTGTTGATATTACAGATTTCGATTATGTTAAATATTTATATGATATCGACAAAGCAGCATTAGATGAAGAATTAGCTAGAGCAATTTTAATTGGTGATGGACGTGATGACGCTGCTGAAGATAAAATCTCACCAGAACATATTAGACCAATTTGGACAGATGATGAATTATACACTATCCATGCTGATGTAGATATCGATGCAGCTAAGAAAGAATTACAAGGTACTAACACTAGTGCTAATTTTGGTGAAAACTACATTTATGCAGAAGCTATTATTTCAGCTACTTTGCATGCAAGAGAAAAATACAAAGGAACTGGTACACCAGACTTTTATTGTACACCACATTTAGTAAATGTAATGTTATTAGCTCGTGATTTAAACGGTAGAAGAATCTACAATTCAGTTTCTGAATTAGCTACAGCATTAAATGTTGGTTCAATTAAAACTGTAGAACAATTTGAAGGTAAAGTTCGTAAAGATAAAGAAGGTTCTAATAAGAAATTATTAGCATTAATCGTAAACGTAGATGACTATGCATTAGGTGCTACTAAAGGTGGAGAAGTAACTCACTTCACTCAATTCGATATTGATTTTAACCAACAAAAATCTTTATTAGAAACTAGATGCTCAGGTGCATTAACAAGAGTTTACTCTGCTATTGCATTAGAAGAACCTACTACAGCTGAAGCATAGAAAGATAAGGTGAAAATTCAAAATGGCTAAAATTTATACAACTATAGGATTCGGTGAAACTATTGAGGAAACACCAGGGACTTGGACTACAGTTATCACCGAACGTAAATACTACGGCGATTTAACTAAGAATACTAGACGATTACAGACAGCTGATAGAGTCAATGATAATGTGACAATATCAAATGAGGTTAGTATAATCGCCGACCCTTATGCCTATGAGAATTTTCATTCTATGAGATACGTTGAGTTTATGGGTACTAAATGGAAGGTTGATACTATTGATGTTCAGTACCCTAGACTTAACCTTAGTTTAGGAGGAGTCTACAATGAATAGACGCTTAGAACTACATGAAATACTTTGTGAAAAGTTAGGAAGTAGAAACGTTTATTTTCAACCTCCAGAGTCTATTAAGATGAAGTATCCTGCAATTGTATACTCATTGAGTGATGTTGTAGTTAGACACGCAAATAACGCTAATTACAACATGCATCGTGTTTATGATATCACGATAATAGACGTTAATCCTGATACAACAATTTTAGATTCTATCTTGGAGCTTCCTTATACTTCATTTGATAGAGCATTTGTATCAGATAATTTAAATCATTTTATACTAACAATAAACTACTAGGGAGGACAATTATGGCAAAATTAGTATGGGACCAAGTTGGTGAAAAAGAATATCAATTAGGCGTAGAAAAAGGTGTCATTTATAAACAAAAAGATGGCGAATACCCATCAGGTGCAGCTTGGAACGGTTTAAAAGAAGTTTCTCAAAACCCTACAGGTGCTGAATCTACTAAATTATATGCTAACAATGGAACATATCTTAACTTAATTAGTAATGAAGACTTTGAAGGTAGCATTACTGCTTATATGTATCCAGATGAATTTGCTGAATGCGATGGTTCTTTAGAAGTTGCTGCTGGAGTTTATCTAGGACAACAAACAAGAAAACCATTTGGTTTAACTTACAAAACTTTAATTGGTAATGATACTAATGGTGATTCTCATGGTTATATCTTACACTTAGTGTATGGAGCAACTGTGTCACCATCAGAAAGAACTTACTCTACTGAAAGTGATGATCCAGAAGCTATTGAAATGAGCTGGGATTTCACAACTACACCAGTTGAAGTTGATGTTACAGTTGATGGTACACAAGCAAAACCATTAGCTCACATTGAATTAAATTCTACTAAAGTAGATAAAACAAAAATAAAATCATTAGAAGATATTTTATATGGTAGTGAAACTGCTGAAGCTAGATTACCATTACCAACAGAAGTAATCAATATCTTCAAAGACCAAGAAGCTTAGTAAGAATTTAAGCTACTATAAAGAGTCCTTAGCAAAAACAAGGGCTCTTTTATTTTTATTTAAGACATGAAGGAGATTGGACGAAATGTTAAAGAAAACTATTAAATACGAAAACTTTTTAGGAATAGAAGTAGAAGAAGATTTCTATTTCAATTACACATTAGCTGAAATTGCATCAATGAAATTACGTGAAGCTGGTGGAATTGAAGCAAAACTTCAAAAAATTGTAAATACTAAAGACCAACCAAAGCTTTTTGAGCTATTCACAGATTTAATATTAAATGCATATGGAGAAATTTCACCAGATGGGAAACGCTTTATCAAATCAAAAGAATTATCAGAAGCATTCTCTCAAACAGAAGCATTCTCTCAATTATTTATGGAATTACTAGGTGATGAGAAAGCAGCTGCTGATTTCGTTACTGCTTGTATGCCAGCTAGTATACAAGCTGAAATGATTAAACAAGCAAAACAAACTACTAGAAAAACTACTAAGAAATTAACTAACGAAAAAGCTTCTTAGTATAAGCTGGTGATACTTATGCTTGAATTAAATATTAGAAAAACACAAATGTGGGATGAGTACAATGAGTGCTTTATAACAGTAGATGCACAGACAATACAGTTGGAGCATTCATTAGTATCATTGTCAAACTGGGAGTCAAAATGGTGTAAACCTTTTATAGGTAAAACGGAGAAAACGAGAGAAGAGTTAATTGATTACATAAAGTGTATGACGATAACTCCAAATGTTGATCCTAATGTTTACAACGCATTTACTCAAGAAGACATGAAGAAAATAGAGGAGTATATATCTTCACCACATACAGCAACACAGTTACGTAAGCAACCTGGAAAATCAGGAGGCAATACTCGAGTTACTTCAGAAAGAATTTATTTTTGGATGATATCATTACATATTCCTGTTGAATTTCAACATTGGCATCTAAACAGATTATTGACACTAATAGAACTTTGCAATATTGAGAATCAACCTAAGAAGAAAATGAGCAAGAGTCAAATATTACGTAGCAATGCAAAGATTAATGCGGCTCGTAGAGCTAAATACAATTCAAAGGGATAGACAAGATGATTACATTCAAGCAAAAAGGTGACTTCAAAAATTTAAACTCTTTTTTAGAACGAATTAAAGAAGTTTGTAAATTCGGAAAATTAGATAGGTATGGAGAAATGGGTGTAAGGGCACTACAGTCAGCAACTCCTGTCGATACAGGTGTAACTGCATCATCTTGGTATTATAAGATTGAGCATACTGACAAAGGTGCCTCTATTTCTTTTTATAACTCTAATGTCAATGAAGGTGTTCCAATCGCTATCATTTTACAAACAGGACATGGTACTGGAAATGGCGGATATGTTCAAGGAGTTGATTACATAAATCCAGCATTAAAGCCTATCTTTGACAAAATTACGGAAGAAGCATGGAAGGAGATTACTAGATGAGTAAGACAGTTGATGAACGAGTTGTTTCCATGCAATTCGACAATAAAAACTTTGAGGAAAATGTCCAAACGACAATGTCAACTTTGGATA